TAAAGACCTATCTCGTTAATGTGACCTTCAACATCTTGTGGAATTGTTGCTTTAAAAATTACTGAGTAAGATGTGATTCCGTCTAATGTTTGTATATCTGTAGTTCCAAATGATACTGGAACTCTGTAGAACTCGAACCCAAGTCTAGTATCATTTTCAGTATCTGCGGTGTAGTCAATTCCTATGGCAATGTCCTTATTTAAACCAGATACGTTGCCAGCCATTTGATCGGTTAAAAATCTTTTTCCAAATTTTGTTATCATTATTCTCCTATTAAATTGGTGTAGAGTAGCTAGACCTATATGTAGTACCATTTGTTCCCACTACAACTGTCCTTACTCTTAGCCATCTTGATGAAGATGTAGCACTAGTATTTCCATCTCTAGAACTTACTCTATACTGCTTCATGCTTCCACCAATTCCTATTTGCTTACTTGTAGATGTTGAGTATGTTAATGTTCCGCTATCTAATGTTGCTGCTGAGGCTCCGCTTGATGAACTAATTATCCATTCATACGATACAGAAGAATATGATCCAAGTCCAGAAACATTGTCCCAGCCCCATGCAATTGCAGTTGAATCTCTTTTAAATACAACACTTGGAATGCCTGGAGACGGAGTAATAAATTCTACGGACTTTGTAGCGCTTGTATTTGAAACAACTGGCACTACTGTGCTAGGGTTAAATATTCTTGCGTCTACACCTGCAATATTGGTTGGATTTTTACTAGAGTTTCTAATTTTAATTAATGCTCTAACTTTTTGCAATTTAGAAACAGTGTCATAATATGGCTCATAAACAACGCTTTCTATATCGCTTAATGATGGAATGTCCAACATTTCATCTATTGTTATTGGGTCCCCCGCCAAAATATCTTGATTTTCTAATGTATCTGGTGTAGATATGTATGCGTAAGGATTAGAATTTAAATATTTAGAATAGTCTATTGACCCACCTTTAATTGCAATATAATCATTTGGATGTAAATGTATAGCGTCTGGGTGGTCTACTGGGAGGGCTATTACTGACCCTCTAGTAATATCCTTAATGTCTGTTCTAATATTTTTAGCCATATTTTATTATACCATTTCGCCTATAAGGTTCGACAGGTTATTTGGGTCTCCAATCCTTGAGAATAGGAATGCTTTACATTGGTTACTATAAAATTTTCTGTTCCCGCTAATCCATGGTAAGAGTATTTAATTCCAACTATGTCTCCTACCGAAATAAGTGGGTTTCCAAATATGGACATATCTATTAATTTTCCTTTATTAATAACATTACTTTTAATCCATAAAGCAAGGGCTTTTACGTCCGCTTCGTTTTGAAGCCATGAAGATTGAAATATAACTGGCTCTGCAGTTGCGTAATCATTTATCCCGTCTGTTTTATATTCTAGCTCCCCAGAACTTCCTAGCGTATTGCCATATATATAAAGGCTTGCTTCAAGTCCATTTGATATTGGTATGCTGGTAGATGTATTATTTAATATATATGCTTGTGCTCCAAAGTTAGATACTTTTTGACCAATAAGACTTGCATATTTATTTATACCAGTACTCCATTTAATTGGATATGACGGCCTTGTGTCGTATTTAACATCTACCTTTAAAATTTCTCTTACGACTGTTCCAAACTCGTCTAGAGCGGTTAGCTTTTTGTTTCCAATTGCTATCTCATCTTGAGAATAATTGCCCATATATGACAGGTCTCCAAATGAAGTATTAATTAAATCGTTTCCAAATTGACCTTGATATAGATTTACATCAAAGCTTGCATCTACGTACTGATAATCTTTTAATTCATTTCCGTAAACATAATCAAATGCAACTTCGCCACGGCCACATATAACTGCAACTTTATTAGTTGGCGCAAGAATAGATGTTTCTAGTAGGGCAACCTTACTTGCTGTTTTAACCGTTGAATCTTGATAGCTAACCTTATAGCCATTTATATAAGCATCAATATTTACGACTCTATTTTCTATTTTTACTTTTACATCAATATTATATATTCTTCCGCCATAGATTCCTTCTACTGTAGACTCTGTTCTTGTTCCAATTTCTTTTAATGGCTTTACTTTATTTCCTACAAACTTAACAATTCTTACTGATTTTTTATCTGCTGCTGCTGCGGAAGATGTGGATTCTATTAAAATATAATATCCAGTTTGCCCCAAACTATTTACAAAAAATCCCAGACCTCCCATCTGATTTGGATTTTCAACAGTATTGTCTAAAATTAAACTAGTGCCATACGAAAAGTATCCCACGTTGTATTCATTTCCATTTACCTGAGAAACTGTTTTTGTTGTTGGAACAACGATAGCTGGAAATTCTCTAGAAGCAATAGCGTATCTTTTTGCCAAGTAGTCTTGCTCTGTAACAGATAAAGCCATGTATGATTTTGCCACTTTAAAATCTTTTGGAGTAGATGAAAGCGTTTGTATGGAAATTCCATCAGTTGGCATTGTGTAATCTTTTTGCTGTATTCCGTAGCCCATGTTTGAATTTAGATATGGCACTACTTGAAAATCATAGGTTGCTCCCATGATTAAATTATCAATAACAAAAGGATCGGCAGTTTTGCTTAATGAAACTTCTGCAGATGACGGGTCGTTTACCCATACCCCGCCAGAGTATATCTTTTTTTGTATATAAATGCTGTACGATGTTGGATTAACAGACCATTCGTAGGTATCTATATTTATTTCTACTGAAGTGTAAGATAATGGTTTTATTACTAAATTTTTAACAAATGCTAGTTGAGTATATGACCCTCCGATTGGATATATGTCACGCATTTTGCGTCACCAAAGTTCCAGTCCAAAAATATTCTGTTGATGGCACACCACTAGCATTATGTGCAGCGGCTGTTGTTCCCAGGGCTCCTCTTGTTTTAACCCTGTATGCTCCATTTGGCTTAAAGTAAATTTCTGAGTTTATGTCTGCGGTTCCTACTTTTGAAAAATTTCTATATTTATTTACATCTGCTGAGTTCTCTATCCAAATATTTATAAAGTTTGATCCATTATTTGAAACGTTTGTTTCTGTTAATGCGTCATAAATTGTAGAAGGGGTTAGTTCTTTTGGAATATACTGGTAACCTATTGCATCAAACTCTATTATTTCTGAGTCTATCATGAAGTATCCATTTAAATTAAATCCTGATTGAAACTTGCTGTACTTATCTAAAGTTCCTAAATCTAATATTATTTTAGCACTACTTGAAGTTAGAGTTTCTTTTAGTCCTCCAGCAATTAAATATGAGGTTGGTGACTGCCACAGAGGACCAGATGCGCCTAGATAGCTAGATGATATTGGGGTAGACCAAAGAACTTTAACTTGATTTGCTGATGCTATTTCTTTCTGATTAAAGCTAGCTATGTTTGGCAAATATGTACCGTCTTTTTCATAATAAAAATTCCAAGACTTTTCAGTTCTTGAATACATATAGTTTCTACTATAAAATTGCAGTATATTGTTTTCGTCCACTACAGCATTCATCTGTATGTCTCTACATATCTCTTGAATATTTTCCCACACAGTCTTGCTTCCATCTGTCCAAAAATAATTAATAAATGGTATAGAATTATCTGTGTCAGATGTTAAATTAAAAGAATAGTTTGTAAATCCTACTGAGTCTAGAAGTCTTCTAATTACGGCTGTGGCTGGGTAGTACTCGCAAAGAATATCTGGTGCCACGGTTTCCATTAAATACTTAGTGTTGTCTAATGCAGTTACTGTTGACTCTCCGTAGCTATCTATGTCCCAGTTGTCTACATAATAATACCCTTGAGATATTTTGTCGTACTTTTTAGATCCTTCAGTAATTGCTCCATTTGAATGGTATATTTTAAAATACGGATTAAGTATTGCATTTTTATATATATATGTTAATGAACTATCTAGCGTTGAGGTCCTATTATAGGAAATATATTGCGGTGCTGTTTGATTAAATTTTGCTAAACTTACGCTTAAACTATTAGCGGTTACTTTTCCAACTGGCAGTATGTCTTCTGAGCTGGATGAAGATTCTTTATTTATTTCAAATGATACTACATCTGATGATATATCTTTTACCCATCTTGCTGAGATCTCTATAAGACCAATTATTTTCCCTGCCCCAGCGCTTGGAGTTGTAACTGTAACAGATTTAATTGATATTGGTGTTCCAAAAGATGTTGGCTCTGGTAGTGGGCTTGATGTCCATGATGTTCCATTATAAGATAAAGATACGTTTCCATCAGAAGGGGTTGACAATGCACTTGCAATTGTAACCTGAGTATTATCTGACTTAGTTACTACTACTGTATAGGTGGATGGAAGCGTGTGATTTTTTTCAAATCTTAATACAATTTTATTTGTAAGAGCATACTTTGTTCCAGATGTAGCATAATTTATTGTTACATTTGCTCCCGTATTTATTGGAGTAACCCAATACTTATAAAACGTTTCTACTCCTGGATAATATATTCTAGGTTGATTGTCTGGGTACTTTACAGACCTGTATGGTGAAAATGAATTTGTGTATGTATCGGCATCTGCCATTATAAAATATTTAATTCCTGAGCTTAAAGGCCTAAAAGGTTTTATTAGTGAGTCTACGGGAAATAATTTTTTATAAGGGTTTGGTCGGCTTGAAGGCCAAGATGCTTGTCCTATTGCATTAGTAATTTGACCTGTGTATGCCGAATCGGCAATATTGTTTGTTGCAGAAATATTATCTAGCATGTGGTTCATATTATATTCAATATAGCATCCTGAGTCTATTTGAATGTTAGTATTGTTATAAAGAGTATTCTTTAAATTAGTTGAAGCTGTTATCATTTTAGACCTCTACCAGTGTTATTGATACATTCCAAAATGGCTGCATACCTCTTTTTAATACCGTAAAGTTGCAGTTGCTAAATACAACTACGTACTCCTCATAGTTTGCTGATTCCTGATTGGTTCCGTCTTTTGCTAAATTCACTCTAATATTAAATGATGATTGTCCTTGGGCACTGCTATAAAATGTTCTTAAATCTTCTGCTCCCCATGCGCCATCAACTGTTAACGTTCTATATGATGGTAGCATGTCCCAAGATAAGGTAAATGTCTTTTTATCTGCCACAAAATATTTTCTAAGTGTTCCATTAGACATTCTTTGTTGTCTTTCAATACGCTCACTTGAAATATCAAATTGAGATCTGTTGTGCTCTGAAACCTTGTTATATTTTAATGATCCATCCCCGCCATTTGCAGATGCATCATACCCTTGAATTTGAAGAATAGATCCTCTGGGCATTGTTACTATACTCATATGTTTCTACTCCTTCCAGAGGCTATCTCACGCATTTTCATTTCTCTATGAATTGCTCTTGCTACATCATTTGCATCAAGATCTGATCCGTTAAGTGTAACATTAATATTATATAAAGAGTTAGCTGATGATGCTAGTCCTCCTGCTGAGTAAGGCATTCTTGTTACGGGTCCACCCATTGAATATTTTTTATTATTAAATGCATTAAATGTTTGCACTCCGTATTTTTTAACAGAATCAGCATTTATTACGTACTCTCCATTTGAGAGCATTGCAGGAATAGAATCAGACTTGCCAGTTCCAGCTCCTGATATAAATCCTCCAGTTGCCATTTTCTTTTTAACTGACAGTCCGTAGTACCCAGCATCTCCTGTAACCTCATATGTAGATCCGTCTGACCCAACAAATGTTTGTCCAACATATCCATTCTTGCCAGGCTTAACTCCAGATTTTGCTAGCTCAGATGATTGTACAAACTGTCCAGTTGATTGATATTGAGTTCCTTTATTTAAAGTTAATGTAGTGGGTGATACCGCAGTTTGTCCAAATTTTGATTTTGGATTTGTAAAATATGCAAGAAGAGCAGAATCACTTGTTTTTAATTCTTTGTTGCCATTTATTACTTCAGACAATGCAGATTTTCCAATACTTTCTATTCCAGTTGATTGTGTACGAAAACCATCTGCGTACGGAATATGTGGACCTTGTCCACCAATAGAATTTGCTATATCTTTAAACCCAAGTCCTTTTAATTTAGTTTGCAGATTAGCTAATTGTTTTTGATCAAGAGTACCGTTTGCAGCATTTAGTGTTGCTGTAACTAATTCGTTTAAGGTAACTTGAAGTTCTGCTGCCTTTTTTAAACTAGCGTCTGCTGAATCTGTTGCTTTTTTAATTGTTGCTTGAGATCCGTCAATCTTCTTTTGTAAGCCCTCAATAATTGCTTCTTGTGCTTTTATGTCTGCCGCTTCTTTATCCCTGATAGCATTTACTGCTAAATCTTTTTGTCTTGATGATGAAAGTGATTGAATATCTATTTGAGCCTGCGCTGCACCAGACATATCTCCAGAGGCAAGTCTTTCCTGATATTCAATTTGAAGCTTCTTTATTTGTAAATTATAATCTTCTGTTGAATTTTGTCTTTCAAGACCCTTTACTCTTGCGTCAGCCTCTTCTTTAATTTGATCAATAATTTTTTGATGTTTTTTAATTTGATCATCTAAGTTTACCTGAATTTTTTGTTGTGCTTTGACTGCTTTATCAGAAGATCCAATAGTTGTTAGTCTTGTTATTTCATCTGTTATCGCTTTATATTTGCCGCCTACTAAATTTTGAGTTGCTAATCCAACAGCTTTTGCAGCTAAAGTAGCCATCTCTGAACTCATTGATTTTATATCAACATCTATGCCACTTAAATATAATTTCATTTTAGCAAAAGCACCCTGAATTGTATCTGATTTATTTACAATTAATCCCATTACTTCATTTTGTTTAGATAATGCATCTACGCCCTGTTGATTTAATTTATTATTACCCATCTGCTTATTGCTGATTGACTCCAGTGTTAAATTGAATGCTTCCGCTTCTGTTATTAATTTACCCTGTGCATCTTTAGTGCCAACTAATGATTTTTCTGCGGACTGTAAAGATGTTATTACTGTATCAAATGATAGAGAAAGTTGATCCGTATTACCTTCTTTTAATAATGCATTAAATGTTTTAACGGATTGTACTGCTGCGGTAGCCTTGTCTTTTATTGCAGCAAATCCACTATTTGCTATTGCTTGAACAGCTTGATTTGCTTTGTCTGAAACAGAGATCATTGCGTATATTTTCTTTGTAGCTTCTTCTGCTCCCATTCCGCCAGCTACTAATTGAGCTTTTAATTGTTGTGCCTTAACTATTACTTCTCCTGGATCCGCTTTATTAAACATGCTTACATAATCTGGGAAGTCTTTTTCTATAGTTGTCTTTAATTCTTTAAGTTGTTTAATTGTTAAATTTAGACCAGGAACACCAGAAGCTTGAGTTGCAGCATAATACTCTTCAATGTTTGCTTTGCTTAATTTTGTTTGCTCAGCAAAATCTTTTAATTGATTTGTTAATGAATTATATTTAATACCTAATCTTTGTGCAGCATCTTCGCTTGGTCCAAAAGCTAAGTTAATAATTTGACGATGCTCATTGATTTTGTCATTGACTGTTTTAACGGCGGCACCTATTGCCATTAATCCGCCTAATAATTTAACTGGTCCAGGTAGCATTACTATTGCATTTAGTGCTGATTTAAATCTTCCTAGTTTTGGAACTGTATCATCTGCTACTTTTGATGTTCTTGAAAGCATTGCTGGAATCATCATAGATCCTGCCATGCCTCCTATCATTCCGCCCATGTCTCCGCCAGCCATTGAGCCTAATGCTTGACCGCCCATCCACCCAGCAGTTCCGCCAACCATCTGTCCTACTAGACCACCCATAGCGTATTTTCTAACAGGCATTTTTAAATTAGTAACGCCATTTTTAAATCCAAGCATTCTATCTATTGGATATCCTTGGTTCATTAATGTAATTGCATTTTGATTTCCAGATGTTGCAGTTTTTGTTACAACTGATTCTCCTGGTTCAAGAAGTGCTGGTACTATATCTCCTCCGCCGTATCCTGGCAATTGTGAAACTCCATTTTTAAAAGGAGTTGGGAAATTTCCTAGATTTCTTTTATGTGGATCAGTTGCAAATTGATTTGTAACTGATGTCATCTTTGGGTGGAATCCAGATCTAATTGCTCTTCTCGATGAATCATTAACCATCTTACCAAAAACCGATTCTGTTATGTTTCCACTTTGTGCACGAACTTTTGCATTTAAAACTTCAGCCGCTTTTTGTGCAAGCCCCCTAGCCTCATGTGCGGGAACTTTTTGATCCTTAAGAAATAATAATAAGCTAACCATGTCTTCGCCAGATACATCCCTAAAGTCAGCTGCTGTAGCGGTGCCATCTCTAAGCCCCTCATTAAAACCTTTTCTGTTTTTAATAAATTGAGTTGGCAATACCTGAAGAGACTCTTTGCTTCCAACAGATTTTGATAATTCTAAATTATAATCTGAGTACTGATCTTTATTTATAACTCCACTAGATCCTTTTGAAGATAAAGATTTAGTTCTTCTTAAAAAGCCAGGAACCATTGCATGAATTAAATACTCATCATCTTTCCCAGGTAATTTTTTTGTGGGGGTTATTCCATATGCTTGATACGCTGGATCCTTATAAATTGCTGAACTTCTTTTATATATTTCTCCATACGATAACCCAGCTCCAGACTCTGCACCAACTCTAGGAGATCTATTTGAAGTTGATTTTACTCCACCAATCATACGTGATCTTTCGGCAAATTTTCTTAGATATTGAGCTGCTTGTTTTGCAACTCTTGGGTTGGCAAATTTTGGAAGATTGGCTCCAAGTGCCGCAACTCCGCCAGCAAACTTTTTAGGCATTGTAGTTTCTGTTGAATAACCGCCGCCCCATGTTCTTACACCTAAAACTTTAGCAATTTTATCAAGCATTCCAGATGCTTTTCTATTTGGTCTAAATATTTCTTTAATGTTTGATTTTCCAGTATTGCTTACAATGGGTTGGTTGATTAAAGGAACTTGAGTTAAGTTTGCAGTTCTTCCTAAGTCTGTGGCCACTCTTGATGTTGTTTGAGCCATTAACATTTCTAGTTCAGCATTAATAGCAATAATTTTTGCACGAGCTGCGTCTACTGTTAGCTTGCCTGCTTGAAGTTGTCTAACAATTGCAGCTGATTGTGTGGCTGCATTTCCTGTTAACTTTGTCATTGCTGGAAGAAGTTGGCTAAATGTGCTATTTATTTCTGCGCTAAATGTTCCAGTTCTTGCAATTTCTTTTTTAAGTGCAGCAACTTCTTGTTTTGTCATCATGGATAAAGAACCCATCATGGCATGCCATTTGGCTGCTTCTCCTGCAACAATTCCAGTTGAAACTCCCTTAGAGGTTGTTAGGCCTTCATACTGTGGGAAATTGTCTCCCATAAATATTTGTGGAACTGCTCCTATTTTTTGATTTACAGGAATTGGTGCTGGCGTTACTGAGTGAATAGTTTGTGAATCTCTTTGTGCTTGAGACATTCCAGATCTAGGGTTATGATGTGCTGCTGCTCTCGTCCCTGGTTTGCCAACAAGTGGATGTGATGGGTTTACACTTCCTGCCATTATTGTTGTTCCGCCAACAGTTGAAACTGCGGGATTTACGGATACTGCCGCTGACATTGCTCTTTGTTCTAGTGTTCCAAACTCTGCCGCTAAGGATGCTATTGCTTGTTTTAATATAGCAGCTGCTTTTGCATCGCTGTAAAATGTTTGCTCAACTAAGTTACCAGCTTTTTGCGCTGCGAGTATCTCTGGTGTTAATAACTTCCACCCTTCTCCACCTTTAAAGAAAGCCCTAAAGTGTGAAGCTCCTTTGATAATATATCCAAAAAAGTTTCCAAGTACACCAGTTAACATAATTAACGGTCCAGCGACAGCAGTAATCATTCCAAGGAATCCTAGTGCTTGTTTAATTGGATTTGGTAATGCTTCTACAAACTTTAATATTCCGCTAACAAAAGTAATTAATGTGGTATTAATTTTTAAGAACTGTTCTCCGATACCAGCAAGATCGGCTCTAAGGCCTTCTATGGCTCTTCGGTATTTGCCAGACGCAGACTCTGTTACCATTGTTAATTCTCGACTTGCAACATTTGCTAAATCTTCTGAGCTTGCCTTCATTAAATCCATAACCTGAAGAGTTTGGCTTCCTTGTTTTCCAAGATTCTCAAACAAAGCATTCATACGTGCAAATTGAAATTTACCAAATAATTGTTCTAATGCCTGTTGTTTCTGCAATGGGTTTAGTGTTTCTAGTGCTGATTGTAAATCTAAAATTGTTGCTGTTGTATCGCCAGCATTTTTTTGAACAATGTCTGTTAATGAAATTCCAAATCCTTCAAACATTCCTTTTGCAACTTTTGTTGGGTTAATTAAAGAAGCTAAACCAGACTTTAGTGCGTTTGCTCCTTCTGAAGCATTTATACCGCCTTCACGCATAGCTGTTAAATAAAGAGCTAAATCTTTTACATCTCCGCCAAGACCTTTAACAATTGGTCCTGCTTTAGGAATTGCTTCCACTAAATCGTTAAGCGTTGTTGATGTCTGGTTTTCAACTGCGTTAAGAAAGTTAATTGATTTAGATAACTCTTCTGTATTTTGTTTAAATGCTGTTTGTATTGCAAGTGTCGCTTTCATTGCATCTTGTCTATCAACTTCACCAAGCACTGCAAGACGACTTGTTTCTCTAACAGATCCTAATAATTCATTTCCTTGTTTTCCAGTAGCAGCAATATCCGCAGCCAAGGCAATTGTGTCTGAGAAAGACCTTCCGTAAGCTTTTGATATTTCAGTTGCAGTCTTTACTACATCTGCTCTTACTTTGCCAAGCTCTTGTGAAGAGGTTGCTGCAATTCCTCCATAAACCTTTGTTAATCTAACAAGTTCTTGGTCCGCCATTTTAAATGCATCCGCTGCAGCTTTTCCAAATGCGGCAAGTGGAACTGTAAGTCCTACGGTTAATTGTCTACCAGCCCATTGTGTATTCTTACCCCAGTTAATTAATTGATTAGCGCCTTGCTGAATAACCTTATTCATAATCATTAATTCTTGTTTTGCTATTGCTGTTTTGTTTTTAATTTCATCTAGGCCTCTTGGAATATGCACGTTGTATTGCATAAGTCCTTCGGCATTTCTTCCTAGTGGTTGAAGAATTGAATTTTGTAGTTGTACTTGTTGTCTGGCTAAATCCCTTATCATTCCGCCGTTTGTTTTTACATGCTGTGAGTAAGTTTGAAAAAACTTACCAAGCTTCATCTGGCCTTTATCTAATTGAGAGCCAAATTTTTCTACGTCTGAACTTAAACTAACAAAGTGTGTTGAGAATTGACCTGTGCTTCGCATTGTTTCTGCAAAGGATCTATTCATTACAGCAACTTGTGCCGCTAATGTTTTATTGGTTGCTTGTAGTTTGTCTTGTAAACCTGTTAAGGCTGAAGATACCTTATTAAGATCTGTAATAAGATTTGAGAAATCAGATTTAGCAACTATGTTCGTTACTATTTGTTCTTCAGCCATTAACTATATTCTACCCCTTAGAGTATCCTAACCCTGACCCAATACCAAATCCTTGCTGTGCTGCAAGTGGGCCTTGTAAAGAAACTACATCATCTCCTGATGCATCTATTCCCAAAGCCCTTCTTTGAATATCTTCGAAGGTTGGACCTTCTGTTTTTTCTTCTCCATTTAGGTTTACACCTTGTAGAGAAGCCAAGAATTTTCTTTTTTCTTCTTCAGTCTTTTGCATAGACTTAAATGTTTGTATTAACTCTGGCATTGAAAGACTTTCTTCTAGTTCTTCGTAATTTTTCCAATTACCTAAAAGAAAAACTTCTCCTAGCAAAGCGGCTAAATCTAGTTCTGACCAGCCAGAACCGCTGCCGCTAGAAGGTTTGGGTCGTCAAGCTTGATCCCTCCGCAAACGTCAAGAATGCGATTGATTGTTGGCATGTCCAAAGCTTCTTCTAGTAAATCTTTATTTGCTACCAAATCTGGTAACTGTGACTGTATTGCAATTCCACATGCGTTAATTAGAATTGTTAATGTTTCGTCTTCATTTTCTGCCGATTGTGTTTTTTGAATCTCTGCCATAAACAGGCGTAGTGCCTTAATGCTTAGTGGCTTTAATTTAATCTTTGAACCATTTTGCAGCTCAATTTCTTCTACATTGTATACGGTTGTAGCCAATTTATCCTCCTAGGATTGTCTAAATTATTATAACATATAGGCATTATCACTACAAATAGAAAGACCCCCAAATCAATGGGGGTCTCTATAATTTAAATTAAATTAAATTAGGCTGTCCAGGTGCGGTCAATAATCTTACCGTATTCTGAACCGCTGTAAGTTGCGTCTGGAAGCAGACGGAAGGTTACAGGGAATGTTGTTGCTTGAGTACGAGCCAAAGAGAACTGTGACTGTTGTACTGACAAAACACGACGTGCATAATATACACGCTCTGAATTTGGTGAGCTTGTGGTTGGAGCTTGTCCAACTGCAATTAATTGACGCTCTGTTGGAGCTTCACCTAGTGCTCCACCTGCAAGACCGAGAGTTCCTGCAGATAATGTTGCTTTCTTTTGTCCGAATACAACTAGAGTATTTTCTAGTGTTCCTTCTGACATTTCTGTTGCAATCATAACTTCCATTGCAGACTTGAACAGCTTAGCTGTATCAAGTAGCTGATCTACAGTTACTGCATCGTATGTTGGGTTATAAGTGATCTGAAGACCGTTATTTGTAAAACCTACGTTACGATAAGCTGCTGCGTTTGTTCCACCAGCTGCATCTGTGTCGAGTGCATTTAGTGTTGTTACATATGATGCTGATGATGAATATGCTGGTACTTTTGTTGATGCAGATCCTACGGTTCCCGCTTTAGCGGTTCCTGGCTCCATGTTTTCAGCATAACCTGTTACTGTTGAGTCGTCTACTGTAAGAAACAGTGGGGACGCACCAACAAGAATATTTTTAGCATTACCTTGTGATTGTGCCATGTTTTAATACCTCCTGTATTTCAATATATATATATTTAAATCCTAAAATCAAGCTGGCTAGGCTTCTTTCCTCTAGGTCAATTATACGGAACAAGTTGACTAAAAGCAACCTATAGGAATCTTCCTGCCTGGTCTGTTATTCTAGAGTATTTAACCTCTAATGTTATATCTGCTGAAAGGAACCCCTGCAGCTCTTGAGAAGGTGCAGTTGGGGATATATCTGCTATAAATATGCTATGAAATTTAAATTTATTATTTATATTATCTGATTTATTTATGTCTCCAGCAGAGTCGTCCATACGTCTAAATAGGTCTGTCATTAGATTTCGAATTTCTGATATTTCAGAGACATCTGTAGAGTAAACAGTAAATAGTATTTGCTCACAGCATATTAGCCAATTTTCTTCATATGATAATCCAACCTTGTCATATACAATATGCTTTTTCCCGCTTAAAAATTGATTCATTTCTGGGGACTGTTGGACTGGAATAATAGGGATTATGACGTCTCCAAGAGAATCGCTATAATACTCTTCTGGATCAAAGACATTATACGAACATAGGTTTTCCCATAAATACTTTCTAATTTCAAACATGGCGTCTAATTTATAATTGGCTGTCATATCATTGCACCCCCAAATGATTGTTCTACTGCTGAGTCCGCCATAGATCTAATTGAGTTTGGAGAGAATGAATATTGAACTCTTTTAATTGGAGCAGGTATTCTTAATGCCTTGGAAATTTCTGAATTAAATATCTGTTGAAATCCAGATTTTCTAATAGCGTTATTTACTAAATTACCACTAAAGAATCTTGAATAATATAATGTAAATTGATTTTTAACACTAGGCCCTCCTGGCCTTTTAACGGTCACTGAGGCCCCTATTGGCATAAAGACTGTTCTACCATTGGATTCAAATACTAGCCTCTCAGAATGGCGTGGAGCAATTATTAGGGGCATGCCTGCTTCCATCACAGACGCTTTATTAACAAAAACATGCTTTCTATTATTTTCTGGAGATGGGACAAATGATTTAGATGGCTGTAACTCATAATTTACCTTAAATGAAATACCATCGCCATCAATTGTTTTTAATTTAAATAGCCTAGCATTTTTATTTCCAGCCTTTTGCCACTCATAGACATGGTGTAATGATTTTGGCTTTGATCTAGCTTGAGCATCTATGTGTTCTCCAAAATCTTTATTTATCTGTGTAAAGATTGTTTTCTTAAATGCATTTTTAAATCTTTTGCTTTTACTAAATTTAGCTATAACATTAGCTTCATAATATAAAGCCGCTGATATTTGCGCTACATTACTGTCTCTGATTAAGGAGTCTTTAGGTTGACCGTGCATTAACCGCTCTAGTCCAGAAGCAGCCTGCAATAACATTACGTTAGATTCCAATTTGCTGGTTCTCCGATCTTTTTAGTACGGCACTCCAAGCAAGTACATCTCCAAATGGATCTGTCATTGGGGTTACTCCGACTACTTCAAATACGGTTGGGGTATCATTAGGGTAATCTAATTCTGTCCAAATATTTTCGCCATTCCCTGTTCTAATATTTGTTATTTTTTCTCTAATTGATAGCTTTGAGTTTGTTCTAACTTCTATAACTTGAACGTTTTCGTATTTAGTTCCAAGAACTTGCCTGTCACCACTTCGTGCTGTGGCTGTGTTACTAATAACGCCTTTTGCATAACAAGAAACTGTTTTTATATAGCTCCACTCTTTTTTGATTGCCCCAGTAGATACGTCTTGAGAGTCCGATTGCTTGTAGACATCCATAAGCATAGAAAACGAAGCATCTACTACTCGAAACATCAGATTACCATTAATTGAGTTAATACATATGGAAGAAGTATTTGGTCTACGTATACATTTCCTGTTCCACGATATGCCTCTGCATTGTACTCAAACTTCCAATCAAATGACTGAACATTGTTTACGTATTTTGCTCTCCAAATAGAGTCTTTAGAAAAATAATCTTTCATTAATTCTATACATGCTATTTTAATATCATCTGGTACAGTGTTCCATCCATATCTTCCTTGCACACGATATCTGTAGTCTTTAATAAAGACTCCGTAACCATAATCGTTGATGGATGGAGGAACCATTCCGTTTGCTGTGTACACTGTATTGTCCAGCATTTCTGCTCTGTTAATTCTTATTCCAAAACCAGATTCTGTTACTTGAGTTGAATAATTCCAATTATTTATTGCATTAATAGTATCTACTAATAAGATATCATTTGAATATAGTTTATGTAATGTGTTTAATTTAAAAGGTAATGGGAGGATGTCTGAGCCCGAACCATAGGCAATTTGAACATCATCGTATAGACAAAACTTTTGGCCCGTATAGTTTTCTATTACTTTTCGTGCATACTTTTCTGCCATTACTAGTTCGTGATATGTTTTATAGTTAGGATCAGATGAATCAGTTCCAAAACCCATATTTTCAATCGCTTCTGCTAGATTGCAATATGGCTGTACCACATCAACATACGTTGCATGGCTTTGAGATTGACTATTTATTTGGTATGCCCAATTAACCTTAAACTTTTTTATTCTATTAGTTAAATTATATGGAATATTTATTTTATATGAACCATTATCAGTTTCTATTTTTGTTGCCTGAATAGAAAGAACTGAGGTTGCTGGATTTACTGATGGCGTGACGGCAGGATCTTCTGTAATATCATAAACTGTAGCCGTGACGTAGTCATTGTCTGCATTTATGATTTCACCACCAAAAATTATTTTTGTTGCTGTTGGTGAATTAGTGTTTATGTATACTTCTGCCATATTGAAGGTTTAAATTAGTTGTAGAAGTCTTGTGCTTCCTTTGGTGTGGCTAATCTAAAACCCTCCTCCTTATCAAAAATTTCTTGAGCTGCCTCTTCTGACATTGCTGCAAAAGGATGATCTTTTGTAAACGTGTATCCCATTGTATCGTACCTATGGTTAGATCTATCCATTCTTACAAGAACTTCGTCTTTATTTTGTTTTTTCTTTACATCAAATCTTGGTAAAACTTCAATCTCTTCTTTTGCATCATCTATATCTTTAAGTGTTTTTGAGTATACCGCCCAAGTTACACCTTCTTCTGATAGTCCCGCAATTATGTCTGTTTTGCTTTTTAAGTTTTCTAAGTCTACTCCGAAGTCTTCGGCAACCTTTTTAAGTTCAGCTAATTTTAATGTCTCAAATGACATATATTCTCCTTAGTTTAGGTTATTTAATTATAGCATTACTAAATTAAAATGAGAAGCCCCCAAAATTATTTGGGGGCCTCTATTTGGATTAATTCCTAATTAGGAAGCAATCTTAACGTTCTTTACTACTACCCAAGCATCTGCTTGCTCAATTTGAACACCAACACGAGTATACATTGTGTACTCGATTGA